CTTCATCAGCAACATGGGTAAGAACTTTAGCGAGACACCTGTTGTAGCATTCTCTTCTGCACCATCTGGTGGTACTACTGCAGTAGGTATTGCATCTGTTTCTTATGAATATCCTGGATGTAGAGGTAAGTCTGGTGTTGTAAATTCAATCCTACTTACAAATGCTGGTTGTGGATATACAGAACCACCTATGATTACCGTACAAGGTGGTGGTGGAACTGGATTTGCAGCAACTGTTGGTATTGCTAACTCAGATTCTGTCAGAGATGTCATTATTACAAATGCTGGTTCTGGATATAGAACAAATCCAGATATTCGGATTGGTATCTATCCAACATTTGATGAAACTTATATATTCTTTAGTAGTACGCAATACAAATTCAACAACTTTATTCCTGGATCGGAAGATGTGGCTACAGGAATTACAACAATCAGTAGTGCAGGTATTGTCACTGATGTTTATGTTACGAGTGGTGGTGACAATTTCAAATCCACACCTGGAGTTATTATTGACCCACCAGCAGCTCTTGGAAAACTCCCAGATGGTTCAACCATCACCATTGGTGGTACATACATCTTCAATGAAGTAGTTAAGGGTTCTACTTCTGGAACTACAGCAAGAGTCAAGGACTGGAATGCTAATATTAACTTTATGCAACTCGGTGTGATTGGAGGTACTTTTGTACCAGGTGAATATTTGGTGGGCGAAACTTCTGGAGCAACCTTTGTAATTAATAGTATTGATACTGAAGGTGTTGATCCATATGCTTCCAATCAAGCTATTGAGAGTGCTGCTGATAATATTATTGACTTCTCAGCTACGAATCCTTTTGGTATGCCATAAATAGGTGTATAGTGGTGTAACATAATGTTTGAATATTTTTATAACGAGATCTTTAGATCCGTCATTATTGGTTTTGGTTCTTTGTTTAATGGAATTCAGATCCAAAAGAAAGATGATCAGGATGATACTTCTAGCGTTATTAAAGTTCCCATTGCATATGGTCCCACACAAAAGTTCCTTGCACGGCTGCAACAGAGCCCTGATTTGAATCATCCGGTTCAAATGACCCTACCTAGGATGTCATTTGAATTTACAGCACTGGCATACGATCCATCGAGAAAATCTACCCAAACTCAAGTAATTGTAGTTACTAAACCTGATGGTTCTGAGGCAAAAAAGACTTTTCTTCCTGTCCCATACAACATGACGATTACCCTTTCAGTTTATACAAAACTGAATGATGATATGTTGCAGATTACAGAACAGATTGTTCCATATTTTCAACCTGGATATACTCTTCCCATTAAGTTCCTTGGTGAATACGATCAGGTAGTCAATGTTCCTGTTGTTTTGGAGAACATTGAGATGACCGATGAGTATGAGGGCAATTTCGACACAAGAAGAGCACTTCTCTATACTTTCACATTTACAGCGAAGACTATGGTTTTCGGTCCTCTCAAGGATGTATCTGGAGACATCATCAGAAAGACTACTATTGGTTATATCGCTGGTTCCAAATCAAGTGGATACCAGAGAGATGTTACCTATCAGGTCACACCTAGAGCACTCAAAGATTATGATGGAAGTGTTGTGACACTCCTTGCAGAGAATGTTGATATGGTCGAGAACATTATTGATGTTGAGAATGGTTCCGCAATCAAGGAGAACACATACATCTATATTGGTCAAGAAGAGATGTATGTTGAAACAGTATCTGATAATAAGTTAGTTGTTAGGAGATCACAGGATAAGACACCTTTACAGAACCACGTTCTTGGGTCACCCGTTTACAATATCACTCAGGCTGATAATATTAAGATTGAGGTTGGAGATGATTTTGGATTTGATGGAAGTACTTTCTGAGATTAACTTATGGATAAGTATGAAAAGCTCAACGAAACTTTCGACGTTGAACCTGTTGAAATAGAGAAGGTTAAGTCTGATAATTCCCAGGCTAAACTTGCAAAGTTTGAAAACTCCAATGAAGATATCCGTAAGGATTATGACTACACCAGGGGTAATCTATATTCAATCATTGAAAAGGGACAGGAAGCAATTAATGGTATCCTAGAACTGGCTCAGGAGAGTGAGATGCCACGTGCTTATGAGGTTGCAGGTCAGTTGATTAAAAGTGTATCTGATGCTACAGATAAGTTGATGGATCTTCAGAAGAAATTGAAGGATGTAAACGAGGAGAAAGATAGACCCACTACGGTAACAAACAATGCACTTTTTGTTGGATCTACAGCAGATCTTCAAAAAATGCTAAAGAACGTTAACAAGGATCTAAATAATTAGAAAGACTGATGATAGCACCTCAAGGATTAAATATTCAAATTAACAAGGGGACTGACTTTAATCAGGATTTGGAACTTAAAAATCCAGATAAGACACCATTTAATCTAACTGGATATAGTGGTGTTGCTAAAGTCAGAAAGTTTCCAGAGGCGAAGATCTCTCAGGATTTTACTGTTGGTATCACATCCACCACAGGTATCATTAGTTTAGCTATGACAGTGGGTGTAACTACTTCTATCACAGATGGTAGAAATTATTATGATGTTGTAGTCACTTCAGGACTTGGCACAGTATCTAAAGTTTTTGAAGGTAATGTAATGGCGCTCCCTACGGTTTCTGTCTAATGGATGATCTAGGGGATTTCTTTTCCGTAATTGGAGAAGTGAAGAAAAAGGAAAAAGAAAAAACTAAAGATATTGTTGGGGAAATCTCTCTTGGAGATCTTTTTACAAGTCTTAAGGAAGAAAAAAAGCGTGAGAAACAAAAGCAGAAAGAAAAGCAGAAAGAATTAGATAAAGTCAAGAAAGATGCTAAAATATTTGAGAATATATTCTTCGATAAACCACAAGAACCAGTAAAGACTGATGACTGGAAACAAAACTACACACCGACAGAGGTTGAATCAGTTGATATTGTCTCTCCAGAACCTTTACAACCCTCTCCCGGTGCTGAGAAGTTTGAAGAAGAAATCGCAGAACTGGAGCAAGAACAAGAAGAACTCTCCGAAAACGTAGAGAGGTGGAAAGATAATCTAGACGTTCTTGTTCCTAAAGAAGAAATCATCTCTGAAGAAGAAAACGACGTAAACCGTCTGGGACGGGAATTGGATGTGCTTCGTAAGATGGTTTACGAGACCATTCAGAAGGTAGAAGTTCAAGGTGGTGGTGGAGAAACCAGACTTCAATATCTTGATGATATCGCAGGTATTACCACAAATATTAATGCCTTCGATGGATTGGCTCTCAAGATTGATTTAAATCAAACTGGGGAAGACAAGCATAAATTATTTAAATTTGGTAATGTTGGTGCAGCAGGAACGTGGGCTATTGATTCAGTTGGTATCCACACTGTCAAGTCTGTTGGTATTAATACAACGTCTGCTGTAACTGATAAATCTCTATATGTTGATGGTGATGTTCAATTCACAGGTAGCCTTGGTGTTGGTGGAACTATTACCTATGAAGATGTAACTAATATTGATTCGGTTGGATTGATTACTGCCAGAAGTGGAATATTAGTTGGTAGTGGAATCACACTGAGTCCGGAGGGTAATGGTTTCTTCGTTGGTGTTGTAACCGCAACTAGTTTCTTTGGTAATCTTATTGGTAATGCAGATACTGCAACCAATTCAATTCAGTTGAACAGTCAAGCTGCATCACATTACTTAGATTATAATAATTTTACCAATACACCTACAATACCAACCAACAATAATGAACTAACAAATGGTGCTGGTTTCATTACAACATCTTTCACTAATACTAATCAATTAGTAAATGGTGCTGGTTTCATTACAACATCTTTCACTAATACTAATCAATTAGTAAATGGTGCTGGTTTCATTACAGATGTAGTAACTGGAGTTCTTACTGCAACATCATTCAGTGGTGATGGTTCTAATCTTACAGGTATTGCAAATACTCATAATGTATCTACCAATACTCTGAATGTTATTGGAGTATCTACTTTTATAGGACAACTGAACGGTGGTAATGCAACCTTTTCTGGAAATGTAACTATCGGTGGAACCGTAACTTATGAAGATGTAACTAATATTGATTCGGTTGGTATAATAACGGCTCGTAAGGGAATTGTTTCTCTCGGAATTGTTACTTCTTTAGGTTTTGATGGAAACGTAACTGCCGGTGTTGTCACAGCCACCACATTATTAGGTGATGGTAGTGGGATGACAGGTATTGTCACAAACATCATAGCCGGTTCTAATATCTCAGTCAATTCAGGTCAAGGTCAAGTTACTATTACCGGTCTTGCTAACACCTCAAATGTATCTACCAATACCTTAGTCGTATCAGGTATTTCTACACTCGGTATTGTAACTGGTGCCACATCAGTACAAGCAACAAAATTTTATGGTGATGGTTCATCCCTAACAGGTATCAATGCTGGTGCTGGTGGTACTGAAAATGTAAGTTCAAGTACCATCACGGCTGGTATCATTACAGCCACGTCAGAGTTCTATCCACCTACACTGACAACTGCACAAAGAGATACCATATCATTCACTAATGGTGCAATGATATTCAACACATCAGATCAGAAAGTCCAGCTCTACCTAGGTGGTGGTTGGAAGACACTCGCCTTTGAACTCGATACTTACAGTGTTGTAGGATTATAATATAAATAAGTAAAAGAACTCTTTATATCCATGCAAGGGAATAACTTTAGTGCAGCTCAAATAAAGGCAATCACTGCTGCTGGATTGGATGTAAAAATACTTTCTGAGAAGAAGGTTAAGTGTGAATCTGCGGTTCCTGGCAAACCAGCAGAGAGACTTGGTGCTGTAACAGCTATCCCAACGAAGGAGCAGGATGCTGCTAGAAAAAGATTGCTTGATAAGCAAAGTGAATTGAAAAAAGAGGAAACAATCTTTGAAAGAGAAAGAGTTCTGGCCGAACTCCACAAAGGTCGTCATGGTCAGTCTGAGAAAGAGTATCAAGCCGGTCGTTCTGATGCTGGTAAGCGTATCTCTGGTGATGAGAAGCATGGTCCTGCATCATATACAAGACGTGGGGTAGTGGGTCAGAAACCCACCAAACCAGGTGAAAAACCAGAGCATACTCCTAAAC